ATCCGTTCTCAATCAGGCGGCGCGCCGCCTCTTCCGGAAGAGCGGCTATGTCCCCTCGGAAATATCCGTATCCCGGCGCGCTTCTAAGAATCTTGACTATCATACGGTAGCGTCCTTAATTGCCGCGAACGACTCGCCTCTCTTGACGAATATGTTATGGTACGCGTTCAGCATGATGTCTATCGCGCCCTTGGTCTTCAGAGTGTACGGGTCCACTACCACGTCCAAACCGCCCCATTGGCATATCCATAGGTCGTTCCAGTTTCCGAATATGACGGCCGAGCAGTTCGAGGAAGTTCCCTTGGTAAGGTTGCTCGGAACGCAGTTGCTGGCGAACGCCTTGTAGCCGTTCATCTCGTTGTTCTCCCAGATATAACCGCCTACGCCCACAGACTTCAATGTGGTCTTCATCGCTCCTCTTACCTTCGTGTTGGTTACGTACGCCAAACTTCCGAGGTCGGCGTTTGCGTCCGCCACGGCCGTTTCCAAAGCCACTATCTTCTCGAATGTAGCCGCTCCCCCGTTCGTGCCGACTGCGACAGAACCGATTCCGTCCGTATTGAGCAGTCCTTTCGGCTCGTTGGCCGTTCCGGAGCCGTTCAAAGCGGCCGTTTCCAAAGCCTCAGCGTGAGCGGCTATCATGTCCGCCATAATTATCTGCTCCACATCCTTGGAAGCCTGAAGTATCAACTGCTTGCTGATCGGTACATTGATGCCCAATCTAAGAGGGCTGATGGAACGCGTCGAGAAAGACTTCTTGGTGGCTTCTATCTCTCCGTTCTCCGCTCCCCATGTCGCATTTATGGCGGCTCCGTCCACCATGTCGATGTTGCCGGTAAGCGCTCCCATGTAGTTAGCCCCCGCGGAAGTAAGGACAAGTTTCTTTCTTAAGGCTTCCTGATACTGGATATTCGTGTCGATAAGATATCCGCCGTCGGCCGGAGTTCCCGCGTTTTGGCCGGAGAAGTCCCTGTTGAGCACCGCCGCCGGTATTCCCACGCCTTGAAGTCTTATTCCGTTGGCGCGCGCTTCGGTAGCCGCCTCTTCCGACAGTTCGGCCTCCAATCCGGTTAGTCCTTTTCCGCCCGCAAGTTCCCTGATGAACTTGGCGTAGCTGAAGCTGCGAGCCGCTTTCGCCATCTGTTCGTCCTGTTTAGCCGTGGCCAAACTTTTCTCGGCCGCCTCCGACAAAACGACCTCGTTCAATTCGGCGGTCAAATTCTCAACTCTCTCCATCGAGGCTTTTCTCTCCTCGTGTTTCGAAGCGTCCTTTTTCAACGCTTTCAGGTTGTCCAGCTCCTGGGACAACTCCCTCTGTACTTCACTTTTTTTTCTCATACGTTAAAACGATTTGCTCAAAGCGTCGAACGCTTCGATTATTATTGATTCCTCTTCCGTATCCCTCGCTTCCTCTTCGGGTTTAGTCTCTTCTTCTTCCGCCACCGTCGGTTCCTCGATCGGCTCGAAGCCTCTTATCTCGCCCTCCGAGAATAGCATCTCGCCAAATCGCTCGTCCGATTCCGATGCCGATTTTTCGAACGACCTCTTCAACGCGTTCTTGTTTGCCGGCACCGGGACGCAGCTTATCTCGACAAGCTCCCTTCTTCCGTAGTAGTATGTCGGATTCGTTCCGTCCATCGCCTCTTCTCCGATCCCCCATTTCCCTCGGCTCGTCGCCACGAATCCGACGGAAACCGCCTTGTAAGTGCCGTTAAGGAATTTTCGATAAACCTTGTCCGCCAGCTCGTTCTCTTCCTTTTTTTCGAAAGTGATGCTGCCCATCAGCTTGTCGCCGTCGATCCACGCCTTGGCCGTGCCTATCGCCATGTCCGGATTGGAGGAATACGAAGCGTGGTTGAAGAAAGCTATGCCGTTTTTGTTGAATCGGTCGAGATCCCAGCCCTCCACGCTGAGTACCGTCCCGTAACTGTCCCTGGTCGCGTCCGAAAACACGAACTCCAGCGTTCTCTCTTTGTCGATTTTTTTCGCCATCTTGTTATTCGTTGAATTGTTCTTGTCCCATTACGTTTTCGTTCGACGGATAAAGGAACTCGTCCAAACCGTCCTCCATGTTCCTGTTCTCCATAGAACGCACCTCGTTCCTCGTAAGCCATCCGTCGAGTATGGCGTTATGATAGAACGAACTTCGGGTGCTCATGTCTCCCCTTAGCAGTCCGTCCAGATTGAACTTGATCTCCATCGTGTCCTCCTCGTCCGAAAAAAGAAGCTTGCGCTCAAGCTCCGTCTCGTATCTCTTGACGGTGCTGCGGAGCGAGTACTTGACGAACTGGATGTCCTGATGTTCTATGTTGCTGAACGTGGATCTCGACAGCTCCGCCAGCATGTGCGGAGGCACGTTGAAAATGCGGGCGATGTCTTGTATGCAGAATGTTCTCGTCTGCAGCATCTGGGCCGCCTCCGGGGCTATTCCTATCTGCCTGTACTTCCATCCTCCGTCCAACATCGCCGTGTCGTAATTCGAGTTTCGGTTGAACTTCTCTTGGAACTTGACGAAATCCTGCATGCTCAGGGTCCTGTCTATTTCCAAAACACCCTTGATGTTACCGCCCTTTTGAAAGAATTCGTTGCCGAACTTGGTACTCTCTATTCCCGCCGATATTGCCGCGCAGTTGTAGACTATCGGGTTCACCCCCCTTATGCCGTCTACGCTGATGGAGTAGAAGTGCAGCATCTCGTCGTCCGTGTACACACCGTCCTCGTACTTGGTGCCGCGCACCGAGTAGATCTTCCTTCTGTTGTCGAACGTGATCGTGACGTGGTAGGGATGTATCGGGATTAGCGCTGTCGGCGTGCCCTTTCCGTTCCTGATGATTTTCACGTAAGAGTTGCCCCAGCCGTCGAGGCACGCGTTGACGAATTCCCAGAACGAGAACACGCTCATATAAGAGTTCGGTTCGTATTTGATTAATCTGTAAATCGGGGAGTCCTTGGCCTCCACCTTGCCCCTGTTCGTTACCCTGAAGATCTGTTTGGGCATCGACGCTATGTTTTCCGCCCTAAGCCGCATGGCGGCGTACACCGCGGTGAACTTCATCGCGTCGGTTACGGTGAGCGTGGCGTTGGTCGAGAACAGCGACGACATCGAATTGAACGTTCCGGTCGCCGCGTTTTCCTCCGTCTCCCCCTCGGATCTCTTGGAGAATCCTCCCATTATTTTCTTAATTATTGACATCGAACGCGCTTTTCCACAAAAGAAAAGAAATTAAGGCCCGGCGGCAATAGAACGAACGAACACATATATAACGAATACGGCGGCTTCCGTCGTCGCTCTCGCGATAGGAAGCCGCCTTTCAAAAGCAAAATAAAAGAAAGCTCCGGTAATTTATGATTTTTTAAGGCTTACCGTTAAATCTTGCAGGAGTAGAATCCGTGGTATTCGTATGATTCGTCCTCCTTGACCGACATGTAAGTGCCGTAGGCGTTCGCCATCGCCACGACTCCGTCTATCTTCTCGGCCGATCTTTTTTTGTCCAATTTTATGTTGTCGTTCGCGTCGCGGTAGATCGCCACGTTCCGGAACATCCACCTCAGGACGGGATTCCGCATCAGATCCACCGCTCCGGCGGTCACGTCCGCCTCCACCTTCTTCGTCGGCTCGCTCATGTTCATCATCGACTGCGAGAATTCGTCCAGTATCTCGTCGTATCCGTTCTTCTGCAAATTCTGTATCACTCCGTGGTACGCCTTGGCGGGGTCGAACGCCACCCTCTTGACATCGTAGTCCTTCAGTATCCTGTCTATGTCCCGCGTGAGGTAGTCGATATCTATAACGTCTCCTGGGGTTATATTGACCCAGCCTTGCCTGTGCCATTCCCGATAGTCCACGCGGTCCTGCTTTTGCAAAACCTTTCCTTCGGGAATCCAAACCCACATCCTCACAGCCGGAGTGTCGAGCGTCGGGAAGTACAGCGTGAGCGCGGTTATGTCCACGTGCGACGCCAAATCCAGCCCACCGTAGCATTCTCTTCCCAAAAGATCCTCGTCCGTCGTGCCGAAGTCGCATTGGCGCACCTTCTCGTCCTGAATCCATACGTCGGGAGCGTCCACCCATATATTAAGGTTCTTCGTCTTGAACTCAACCTCCTTAGTACCTCCCTTGTTCATGGCGGATTCGAACTCGGTCTCCATATAATGCTCGTACACCGACACTCCGTAGTTCGGATTGGCCTTCTCCCATGTTCTGCGATCCTTCCAGTCGTCGTCCTTGTCGGGGCAGAATATTATTGCGAAAGTGTTCTCCTGCTTCTTCACGCCCCGAAGAATGTCTATGTAGAACGAACGCATGGAGTAGTAGGGGAGGGACATGTCCGCTCCCGCCGTCGTTATGGAGAATATCAGAGGCTGCCGTCTCGCTCCCATACCGGTTGTTATCAGATGGTACAGCCTGTCGTCCGTCCACGCGTGCATCTCGTCGCATATGGCGCAGTGCGGGGAAAGTCCGTCCTTGTTCTTGGTCTC